AAGCAGATGGAGTCGATGATCTTATCGCTTCGATTCCCATAATTTTCAATGAAGGTTCTTTGTATCGGACACCTTCAACGTCCCATGCATTTAGAATGTAACGCTTCTTTGCAGTCCAGATACCTTTGTCTGCAATCACTTCTCGCTTCATCTGCATCTTTTGATCATAAGCATTCATGTAATCTGCAAGTTCCTGGTATGACTTGTCGATAAACGGTTCAATCTTTTCTTTTGCAATCGTATCAAGAAAGTTTACAATCTTGATAGTGTCATCTTGATTTTTGAAAACATTATTGACAAGTTCATCGAATCGAATATAAATTGAATCGGTATCCGAAGCAATGACGTAATCGACATTATCAGTTTTCAGTATAGAATTCAGATAACCATTAACTTTGTTTTCAATCCAGCGAATCGACAACTGACCAGAAGTTGTAATTGCTTCTGCAATACGTAAATCGTAAAAACGAAAATACTGATTACCGATAGCGCCATAAGCAGAATTCAGTGAAATCTTTTTTGCCATCTGAATATTATCGTATCTCGAAATATCTTTTAGAAACTTTGGATTCTTTGTGTCTTCATAGTTTTGTTTTGCTTCGAGCATTTTCTTTTTGTATATCACACGATCATTGTATAACTCTTGCATGATTTTAGGTAAGAATCCCTGGAAGTTTTTATTGTAGAAAGTTCCGTTTGCAGAAACTGTCAGGTTCATCTTTTTAAGTTCGTCAGTTATTTGAATTTCACCATTCAGGAATTTATCAACTGTTATCTTCTTATCTTGATTGTTTAGTAGAGTCTCAGGTGATAGGTTATACTGCATGATCAGGTGTGGGTATAGGGAGTTGAGATCAAAACTCATAACCCATTTGTGATAACCAACTTGCGGTTCCTTTACATACGCACCTTCAAACGCCTCTGTCTTATCACTTGGATTTATTTTCTGTGGTATAATGATTTTCTTGTTCAACAAATAATTGTGAATCAATATGTCCCAGTATTTCACCGAAGTCATTGCGTCTTGATAATTAACCTTCGCTTCATACGCCATAGTCAAAGCAAGTTCAATCAGTTTCATCTTGTCTTCGAGTTTATCTACGATTTCAACGTCTTGAATGTTATAATCAATAAACGATTGATAATCATTGGTATACCATTCACGGAAAGTCTCGTATGGATTGTCATCCTTTCTTTCACCAAGTTCAACGAATGCAATATGATCTAACTTGTAAGACTCTTGATTTGTGTAGGTAAACTTTCTGTATAGATCCAGGAAGTCAAGATTTGTAACGCCGAAAATATCAAAGAGGACATAATTCTTATTCATCCTGAATAAATTTTTGGATTTAACGATTCCCCACGGAGAAAGTTTATTGAGTTGCTTTTCATCAAGAACTCTGAGTATACGATTGCAAAGATAAGGTATATCGAAGAACTCACTGTTCCAACCAGTAACGATGTCTGGGTGAAACTGTTGCCAAAAAGATATAAACTGTTCGAGTAAATCTTTTTCATCTTTACATTGAACATACAAAACATTATCTTGCTTAGTTTCATAATCATATAAACCAAAAACTACAATCTGTTTGCTTTGGTGATTCTTTACAGTGATTGATAACATTTCTTCAGTTGCGTTTTGTGGATCGGGAAATCCATTCTCACAAGCAACCTCAATGTCAATTGTAAAGATTAAAATTTCAGATGGATCAAACTCAATCTGTTCGCTGTAATTTTCAGATATCCATGCGTAAGCATAGTTTGTCAAACCATAAACCAAATGCTTTTGTTTAGTTTCTGCATAAGTGTCTACAAAATCAGAAGCATCTGCCATTGTTTCAAACTTACGAGGAACCAATGGTTTTCCCTGAAGAGTTTTGAACTCACTTTTATCATTCGCCGATTGCGAAACAAACAAAGTTGGTTGATACTTCAATCGGCGCTTTTGCCGTTGACCGTCAATCACTTCACGAATCAGTAGGTTATTACCATACCTGATAACACTTGTATAAAAACTCATTATAATAATTATATCACGAAATAGAAAAAAAGTAAAGTTGTTTTATGTTAGTGGTATTCTGTCAGAATATGAACCATTTAAAGTTGATAACATATCTTTTGCGTGACTCATTTTTTGTAACTCTGAATCTACCGCCGCAACGATATCAGGATGCTCACCTATACCTACTGAATTGTTTAGATAAACATTTATGTTTGCTTTTGCCGAAGCAATCTCTGCTTCATATTTTAGTCTCAATGCTTGTATTATTTGTACGTTGCTCATAATGTAACCTCCATTACAAAATGCCTCATTGCGAGGCATTGTTATTATTCTTTTTTGCTTCCAATATCATATTTTGTTCTAAGTTCCCATTCACTTTTTTCTCTATGAGAAATAATTTTGATTTGATTGATAGGGACTGTTTGTCTTTCGCTTTTGTCTACGATAGTAAGAAGTCCCCAATCCTGTAAGAGTTCAGCAATTTTATTTCTTCTTGGAATATCGTTTTCTGAAAAATTTACAGGTTTGCCATCTAATAAAAACAATTCTTTGAAATGAACGATGTAGTATTTACCTTGTTTGTGCAAAATATGACAGGACTGGTATAGGACTTTTTCTTTTCTTGAAGAAACGCCGATGCGAGAAAGTGTCTCACGAACCTTTAGAAAATCATCCGGTTCTTTAAGAGTTATTTCAAGCATGTCCTCCATTTTTACGTCTGTCATTACTCTTCCCACCTTTATAAAGTTTTTTTTCTATGTAGGATAGTTGATCTTGATTTAGAATTGACAGTGTGGATAATGACTTTTCATTGCTGTACCCATAATATTCTTTTACCAAGTCTAAGTTTTTATCCTTATCTTTTTTCATCCACGGACTATATCTTTTCCGTGATCTAAGGATATTTATAAAAAAGTCATACTGAATCTTCTTGTCGATGTGACTTCGCATATTCATCTCATTGACGAACATAATTGTATCGGTGAAAGGTGACAAACATTTATTGACGATAAACGCCGGATATTTCTTTTCCCACATCTCGTCGTCACCGTCCATCAAGTTTTCTTTTGTTGAATTGATTGAATTCAAATAATCTTTTAGATCGTAACTCATAACATACCTTTTATAAACCAGTTGTATATTCCAACGACATCTACAATACCAAACAAAATATTATGAACGAACAATGGTCTGTCATTGATAATGTAAGATATCACACCCATGATTATGTGACCGGTGAGAAATAAAAAGAAGGCGTACCTACTGAACTCCAAGTTCAAAGAAAATAAGATGGCACCACCTAACATAAAGTAGGTGTATGACCATCTCCAATTTGAATTCAGTAAATCTTTTTCTTTCATTTGAATTTTACCTGACCCATGATCTCAGTTAAACAAGCAAGCATATTGATTTCTTGATCAGCAACAAACGCAGACTTGTATTGATAATCTGCAATGGCAAGAATCATATACGGCACCGTGTTTGGTTGTAACTGAACATACAACTCATCATAGATTTTACGATAGATTCTTGTTGGATCATTGTCAAGATTTTTCACTACCCACTTGCGAATACTACCGAAATCATTTTCTCTAAGAAAGGAAACGAGTTCTTTCATAGACTCGTCACTGATTACGGATAGTAAACCAGTATCAATTGAACCAGACGCAGAATATCTTTGCAACTCATTCAAAACTCTTCGCCAATCTGGAAAGAATTTCTCAATCAATTTTGCTACAACTTTTGGATCATTTGGTACGTTTTCTTCTTTCAAAATGTTTAGGACTCTTTTGAAAAATGTACCGGCGAGTTTTTGTTTATCTTCTTTTGATATACGAAACTCGATTGTAGAAAACCTGCTATGCAATGGTTCAATGATTCTGTTCTTGAAATTGCAAGTCAATATGAAACCGCAATTCTTATGGAACTCTTCAATGAAACCACGCATAGCAGGTTGTGTCGATTGTGGGTTTAGATAATCTGCTTCGTCAATGATGACAAACTTTCGATTGCCATCCATTGATACCGTTGAAGCAAAGTTTTTGATCTTGTGTCTAAGCGTGTCAATACCAGACTCTTCTGAACCATTGATCATCATATAGGTACAACCGATTTGATTGAGCATTGCTTTCGCAACGGTTGTTTTACCTATACCGGGACCACCTGATAACAGAAGGTTTGGTATTTGCTTGTCGTCAACAAACTTTTGAAAAGTAGATTTTATGTTGTCAGGTAAAATACAATCCTCTATTGTTTGTGGTCTGTGTCGTTCCACCCACAAAAAAGTTTCATTCACCTTACACCTCCAGTGCTATGAAGTAAACCAAATCTTTTGATTTGTGCGTAAACCTACTGATACCCTTTGTTGATAGTTCAACTGTATAGTCACCTGATAGAAGTTTTAGATTTTCAACTTTGAATGAAAAGGTTCCTTCACTCAAAGAAGTTTGACAATCCAAATCAACAGAATAAACATTTGAAGTGTCGTTCTTTCTGTCCGTCACTTGAAGTTTACAAGTGCTGTAAGGCAAAGTGCTGGTAGAATCAACTGTCAAGACTAAATCTGGAACACCTAATACTGCCGCCGCTTTTTGTAGCGAACCGAAAGTATCTTGTGTCAAA